GGCCAGGTCTTCGTGGAACGAGTTGTAGATCAGGCTGGCCATGGTGGTCTGGGGTTTGGGGTCAGGCTAGGGATCAGGAATCAGGGAACGGCGCAGTCGGTGGAGTGAAGTTGGCGGTGTAGCGGGCGACGCCTTTGGTGATGCGCACTTCGTCGATGTAGCCAACAAAATACCTAGGCGACACACTGGAATCTCCTAGCCTGATTTTGGATAGCGTCAAAGTGGAGCTATCAGTCTTGGTGCCTAAGCCTACTCCGTTTTTGTAAAGCGTGCTAACGCCTGAACTTCTAACCAGGGCAATATGGTTCCATTCATTCAAATCAAAAGAAAGACCGGTAGCGAATAGAGCGCCACCGTTTAGCTGCACTCCTGGGGCAAATGAGCTTGCCCTAATAAGCAAATTGCTTTCGTTGTTTGCTGATAGAACTGTATCAAGCTGAGTGCCGCCCATGCCTGTCCTAAAAACCCAAAACTCAATTGTAAAATCTCCGTCGAAAGTAAATGCACTATTGCTCGGTGTAATAATTGCGCCACCGCTAACGAAATTGCCTGATGACCCGCCAAACTTCGACTGCGCTGTCGATACCGTCACCGTGCCGCTTTCGATTGACATCGAAAACGCATTTGAACTGCTGTCTGTAAACGTCGTCGAGCCGTTGCTGCCATCCATGTGCAGCAGCAGCGAGACGTTAGCGAAGTTGGGATCTGTCGAGGATGTCCCGCCATCTGCTGCTCCAGCTACCAGGCTCAGGCTGATAGTTTCGTTAATTCCAAGCGCTCCAGTATTTGCGGATCCTCCTATGGCAAATCCTAAATACAAGGCTCTACTGATTCCATCAATCTCAACATCACCGAACACCTCGCCAGGCTCTAGCGACAGCGCAATGGTTTTATTGATGCCGTTCAACGCAACAAACGCCGCGCCTCCGGCCACGGACAGCGTAATCGCTTCGCTGATCCCGGGCGCATACTCGCCACTATTAGCAGCGCCAGCGCTCAGCCGCAGCCGCAGGAACAGGTCGGCGCCAACCACGCTGGCGGCAACAGGCGGTACGGTCTCAAGCGTCAGGCTGACGTTGTGGCCACCGCAGGGGAGATCCTCAACTGAGCCTGGCCCCGCGTACCGCCAGATGTAGTTGCCTGGCACGTAGTCGGTGATGCTGCCGTAGCTCACCACCTCAGTCGGCAGTGCGAACGACCTGAACTCGCCGCGCCGGCCGTTGTAGTGGTTCCAGATGTCCAGCATCTGCGCCTGTGTTAGGCCCAGGAATGTCAGCCGCAGTTGTGCCGACAGAAAAACATTGCTGTGCCTGACGCGATTCTGCGCGCCGCTGAATCCGCTGAATGCCGTGGCAGGATACTCGCCAGGGGTGAAGGTGCGAGAGCTTGGGATTAAGGCGGGGAAGGTGGTCATGACCCGCCAGACCCCGACCACTGCGCCAATACTTCATTCCGATCGTTTGAAAACTCCCATCCGCCTGAATGGGTAAATGTTGTAATGATTGGCGGTTGATTTGTTACTCCTGCAATTACCCTAGCGTCAAGCGGTAGTCCGCTTTGGCTTTTGAATTCAATCAGTGAGCCACCAATGGCAAAGCCTTCTAGCGCTCCTATCGTTCCACTTGCCCACCAAAGAAGAAATCCCCCAAGCCCTGGTGTTACTCCAGTACCGAAAAGAGCGCCGCCAGGGTCGCTTGTCGGGAACCATCCAGTCTCACCAGTCTCGTCAATGTATCTGTAATAAGTATATTGAGTCGGATCAAACGGCGGCTCTGGCTCAGAATCAGCCAGCAAGCACGGATCAGTGATATATGTCTCGCCATCATTTTCATATTCAAAGGAGACGAATCGGTAGTTCCAGTCATTGGCGCCCAGCACATTGGAGCCAATCTCATCAGGCGGGAAGGCCGGAATGGAGAATCCTGATCTCGGCACACGCACCGCCGATCCAGGCACCACGTTGCCGTCTAGGTCTAGGTTGCCAATGATTGCAACGGTCGGGGTGTCTTCGGGCACGCCCTGCGGCGGCTGTCCCTCAAAGGAGTTTTGTTGCGGTGCTGGGCAGGCAAGCACCACGTTTGGTCGGAGATCTAGTGCGTCGCCTGGGTTGGGATCGGGTTCAGGGAGCCCGCCGCCGCCGCCACCGCCGCCGCCGCCGCCGCCGCCGCCGCCGCCGCCGCCGCCACCGCCGCCATCAATCGGCACCTCAGGATCAATCGGCGTAATCTCCCCGCCCGGGTCAGGATCGGGAATCGTCCAATCATCGTCAGGGATCTCGTCGTCATCCTCTGGCGAGTTCAAATCACAACCCAGTCCCGTCAGGTTGCAGTCGTACAGATACCCCGTGCCCTGCGCGTTCACCACGTCCAGGGCGATCAGGCTGCGCAGCTGGGAGTCTACCGGCATATGGCTGAGCTCATAGCCCACGTCGCCGGCCAGGGTCTTGGTGATCCGCTCCACCTGGTAGATGTAGTCATGGAACACAGAGCCACCGTTGAACGGATCCCGCGCCAGCCGGACCCGCACGATGCTGCCCTGCTGGAGCAGGGTGTTGTGCGCCTGCGGCCGCACCTTGAATCGGATCGTGTGGGTGCTGCGCACACGCTTGGAGAGGATGTAGGCGCCGACCTTTACGGCGTGATCTTCGCGGGTGCAGAACGCGCTCAGGTCGTGCGATTCGTAGGGGCCGCTCTCTGCTGTGCCTTGGTACCGCACCTCTGCGGTGCGCATCATCCCCAGGCAGTCCTCAAACTCCTGGCGCCAGATCATCTGCGCCACGAATGGCTGGCTGCTGCTCCAATCGCTGTAGCGAATATCGACGGAGCCAGGGACCACCAAGTCGTCGTTGAACACGTACTCCACGGTGAGCGCCGTAGTTTTGATCGTGCCGTCGCTGTTCACCGGCAGCAGCGGTTTCAGGCCCTGCCGCCCGTTCGCCGTCGCTGGCCTGAGTAGGTGGTAGCGGCCCCACCGGCTGAGCAGGTCGCTGTAGTTGATCGACTCCCTGATCCAGCAGTTGGTGGTGATGTCGTTGGCGTCGAGAAACCGGCTGGCGTCGGTGATCGAATCGGTGTCGATCAGCGGCAGCGGGATCCGGGCCGACTTGTCCATCAGCCAGTACGCCAGATCAGCGAACGAATCGCTCGGCGCTGCGGCCTGGTTGTCGAGCCAGCGTTTCACGTCCATGCCCTCCCGCACGAACACATGAACCTGGCGGTTCCACACGTCGAATCCATCAGGGATCGTGACTTCAAAGGAGAGCGTGCTGATCCCCCGGTAGCGGCCGACCGAGCCGCAGTGGTAGGTAGCCTCGGGCTTGTCAAATCCCTCCCGCAGCTGGATCACGTTGGCCGGCTCCCAGCTCCCGGCGCGGCGGTCGTAGGTCTGCGCGGCGCTGCCCACCCGGCACTGGCGTTGGAAGATGTCTCGCACCTGGAGCTGGCCAATCTGGCCTTCGCTCAGGACCAGGTGGTAGTAGGCCGTGACCGCGTTGTTTGTGTCGTTCTCGAACCGGCATTCAGTGGCCTTCGGTGAAATGAACACCCCGCCTGTGCCGTTCCGCCTGCGGCCGAACACGATGGGCACCGGATCGCCGATCACGTGTGCAGCCTGCTGCACGTCGAGCGGGTTGTTGCCCTCTGCGCCGCTCTGCTCCGATGGAGTCGGGGTCTGGCCGGCCTGGATCGCCAGCAGGGCCAGGGGGGCGGTGCCGCGGATGAACGAACTCATAACCGGCACCCCACGCCCATGAGCGCTGTCGTCAGTGTGCGGGGCGGCACTGTTGCGCCGACCGGGGCCAGTGCGCTGCCGAGCTCCAGGGTGAACGAGGTGACCGTGGCGGCAGCGCCCACCACCTGGCCGTTGAACTGGGCCACGAGCTCCTGGCCTGCCACTGGGCCAGCAGCTGCGGCGAAATTATCGAACTGGTAGACCTGCAGCTCAGCGACCCAGCCTGCCGCCCGCGCCCGCTCGCACACCACCACGGCCCGGGGTGTGGCGGGGAGCCGGACGCTGATCGCCTGCTCCGTGCCGCTGTCGCCCTCCACGAAACCGTCAGCGATCAACGCCACGTAATCCCACTGCGCTGAGCTCCAGGTCACCTGCGTGGACCAGTACGACTGCCAGCGCTCACGCACGATTCCCGATGCGTCGGTGAGCTTGAGGAACTGCGCCTGTGCCCTGGCCATCGCTCAGCTCCACCCCAGCGCGGTGCGCGCCTGTGGTGTGCGCAGGGTGCCCACCACCTGCTCAGCGACCTGCTGCAGCCCCCGTTCGAAATCATCCATCGAGACCCAGCGGGAGCCGTCCTGCTGCTGCATCACCGGGCCCGTGGTGACGTTGATCTGTGGGGATGCAGAACCGGATTCGGAGCGGCTGGAGGCACGCGAAGGGATCACGTCAGCGCCCCGAGCGCCTGCCAGGAAGCGGGAGCTGGCGGCTTGCATCTTGCTGGCGGGGATGACGTACTCATCCTCTCCACCCTCGCCCACCATCGCCAAGGTGGGGCGGGTCACAACGGCGCCCTGGGCGAAGGCGGGGACGGAGACGTAGCCGAGCTGGGGAATGTCTGGGGCGACGGGAATGCTGTTGTAGCCCCGGATCACATAGTTCACCCTGTCGATCAGGGAATTGATCCCGTTGGCGATGAACTGCATCGCACCGCGGAACACGTTGCGGATCACGTCGATCACATAGGTCCATACGCCCACCACCCGATTGCGCACGGTTTCCATTGCCCGGGGCAGGAACTCGGTCAGGGTTGACCAAGCGTTGCGGATCGGTTCGACCAGATAGGTTTTGAACGCTTCACCCATGGCAGTCCAAATACCCACCACCGCATCACGCCACGTATCGACAATGCCTTGCAGGGTGGAGAAATCCCCGCTCCAGATCTTGCGCACCTCAGCGCCCCAGATCTCGATGCCCCGGCTGATCAGGCTCAGGCTGGCGGTGACGATGCCCACCACCGCATTCCACAGCCGCACGAACGGTTCGCGGGCGAACTCCGTCCATTTCCACAGCCAGGAGACAAACTTCATCAGGGGCTCGCGGAACGCAATCGCCATGGCCACGACGGCAGCCACGGCGAGCACGGTCCAGCCGACGGGGCCGAGGAACGCCAGCAAGCCAGGAATGAACGTGCCGGCGATCCAGCTGATGAATCCGAGAAATGCCGGAATCAGGCCCTTGCTGATGGCGAACACAAATGCGCCCACAAACGTCTTGAGCGCTGCAACGATGGCGCCGCCAGCCAGGGCGGCCTTTAGTGTGCCAAACAGGCTGATCAGGGAAACAATGAACGGCGCGGCAGCGGCCAGCGCAACGAATCCTGCCGCCAAGCCAGCGAAGATTGGGCCTACCGCCGGCAGCTCCATAATCTTGACCAGCAGGCCGAACACAGGGTCAAGGGCTTTCATTGCAAGCTGCAGCGCCTTGACGAAGTTCTCGCCAAACTGAATACCCAAAATGTCGAGCTGGTTTTTGGCCAACTGCATCTGGCTGGCGGTTGTTGCCAGCTTGACTATAAATTCATCGTTGACCGATGCGGCGTACTTAGCCTTGTCTCCGACTAGACCCAAAGCGCCTTCCAGTAACTCTGCATTATTGATCAGCGGCGCCAGTGCTCGGGCCTCATCGCCAAACAGATCACTGATAACGGAGATCTGCATTTCCTTGGGCAGGTTCCTGATCCGAGCAAACACATCTCGAATGGTGCCGATCGCGTTTTTCTGGAACGTAGTGGTAAACCCTTGCATATCGGCTTTTGCTCGCTCCTCTCCCGTCTTCTTAGCTGTGACCTTGGCCCGTTCTAGGTATTGCTTCTCGGCGTCCTCTAAAGCCTTGAATCGATTTTCAGCGGCAGACTTTTGAGTTTCCATAAAAGTATCTTCTTGCTTCTCAACTTGCGTTAGTCGATCAGAGTTTGCCTTCAGCTCCATGTCGCGGCGATCATCCATTTCATCGCGGATGACTTGCTGTCGGTCGCGGGCCGCCCGGCGCTGAACCGTCATCTCGCGGTCCAGCTGATCGCGGATGGCGTCGATTCGTGATTCGTAGGCATCGCGGATCTGATCGACTGCGGCAGTGGCGTCGGTCTTTTGGGCTTGGGCGATCTTTTGGATGCGATCAACCTCCGCCCGCTCCTGCCGCTGCAGCGCCTTGATCTGCGCGTCGGCGCGATCCCTCGCCGCGTCCTCCTGGGCTCTGGCTTGATCTTCCCAGCCGTCTTGCAGGGCCGTGAGCTCATCGCGGAATCGGCGGTTGATCTCCCTGCTCAGCCGGTCGGTTTCATCGCGGGCGATCTCAATCCGGCGGTCGCTTTGCTCTTGCGCCAACCGGATCACCTGATCTTTTTGGTCCCTCGCTGCGTCCACTCGGCGGCGGCTGGCGGCCTCAGCCTCACGGGTCAGCTGCGACTCCACCTGTTTGGCGTCCGCCATTTGATAGCCCAGCCGGCGCAGTGCGTCCACCTGCCGTTCGGTCATGGATGGGCCACGGCTGAGCGCCCGAATCATATTGTTGAAGCTGGTGGCGGCCACCTCCGCCTGGGCGCCAGACTTGAGCATTGCGGCGCCAAACGCTGCCGTCTCAGTGGCTGCCAGCCCCGCAGCCTTGCCCGACGATGCCGCCCTCAGCATGAAGTCGGTCAGATCGGCTGCCGTTCTGGCCGAACTACCCATGTTGTTGGCCAGGTAGTTCATGGCGTCGGCCAGGTCCATCGTCTCTTTATGAGACAGGCCCAGGTTGGCGCTCAGCTTGGCGATCGACTCGCCGGCCTGAGCGGCGCTCATGTCCCAGGCCACGGCGATCTTCGCCACGTCGCGGGCAAACTGCTCCAGCTCTGATCGGGGCACGCCAGAGCCAGCAGCGGCGGCATAAAGGGCGGCGATCTCGTTCACTGCCAGCGGCACTTCCCTGGCCAGGCTGAAGATCTCTTGCTTGATCTGAACGATCCCGGCCGGTTCAACGCCGTCCAGCACCTTGACCACATCGGCCATGCTGGACTCAAACTCGATTGCTGCGCGAGTCGAGAGGCCAATGGCCACTCCGACGCCGGCTGCGGCTGCGGCGATGCCCTGCCAGGCGGCAGATCCCACCACGGCTGCAAACGCCGATTTCGCATCCTTCGCCGTCTTCTCAGCCCCGCCGATCGCCCGCTCAAGCTTCGTGACTTCCTCAAGCCCTACAACCTTCGCCGCGATCCGCAGCACCGCCTCCAGATTCATGGCCATCAGCGGCGCCTCCCTTTCGGCTGCTTCGGTTCGGCGGCCTTGTTGATCAGTTCCTTGGCGCGGCTCTCCATGATCTGCAGATCCTCCAGAGCCTGGCGCCGGTTACCCACAGCGTAAAGATCAAATAGTTTCCCCGGACCCAGCAGCACTTCATAATCCAACCCAATCACGCCACTGCCCCCCGGCCGCCACTGGGTCTGAATAAGCAGGAACATCATCACTGCGTCCTCATGCTCAGGCCAGACCTCGAACTGCTTCGGGTTCTGCACCACCTCCGGCAGGCAGCTCACGTCCGCTCCGTAGGCCTGCAGGTCCGCCAGCAGGTCATCATTGGCGCCGCCATCACCGTTCCACCAGTGATCGACGGCGCCGGTCAGTTTCCCTTCTTGGCCACCTCCATCGAGCCATACCAGGCCTTGATGATCTGCCCGGCGATGGTGGGGATCTCCAGCAGCTGATCCAGCGCGGCCTCAGAGAACGGCACATCCTTGCCGCTGTCATCGGTGATGCCGCTCCATCCGATCAGGATCTCCCGTGCGGCGGTCTTGTCGTCCAGGAGCTCATCATCACCGGCGCGGCCCAGTTCGGTGGCCCGGGCCAGCTTGGCGATCTCGTTGATTCGGCTCTGGGGCAGCCGCTTGAACTCAGCATCGAACGAGTGCTTTTCGCGCCGGCCGCCATCAACCGGGATTAGCAGGGGGACCGGCCAGGTGTAGCTGGCCGACTGCTTCAGAACGAAGGACATGGGTGTTCAGTGAGTGGTGGAGGAAATCAGGTGAGCACCAGGCTCATCTCGTTGTTGGCTGCAGTCGCCTGCGCCATGTAGGGCACGTTGAGCATCTGAATCCCGTCGCTGTCTGCGTAGGTCGGGGAATCGATGTTGCACTGGCCCATGCTCAGGGTCACGATGTTCCCTGCGGTCTGGCCGTGCTGCCAGGCGATGGTGCCGGTGGCCTGGCTGATCACCTGGGCGAAGTAGTCCTTCTCGCCAGAACCGGAGCCGATCACCGGGGCCTCAATCACCGCTTCGCCAGAGGGCAGGCGGTTGGTGATCGGGTACTGCTGCGTGCAGCCCGCCAGCTGACGGAGGGGGATCTCGTTGCCCAGGTTCAGGGTGAAGGATTCCATGCAGGCCGTGGTCAGGCCCAGGATGTTCACGCTGGTGGTGTTGGCGTTGTTGACGATCACCGGCGTCGCCTGATTGGCGAAGGTCGGGGTCAGCTGGGCCTCGGTGGCGGCAGCCACGTACTCACCGAAGAACTCGAAGCTGATCCTGGGAATCTCGCCGGCCGCCAGGTTGAAGGTGGCGTTGCCACGGCAGCCCTTCAGGCGGTGGCGGTTGCCGTCGTTGTTGAAGTCGAACGACACGCCAACGATCCCGGTCATCGCCGGGGCGTAGGTCACTGAGGTGGTGGCCACCACCGTCTCACCGAACCCGCAGGCCCGCAGCAGCCGGCCCCAGCGAGGGGCAGTGCCGGCCGTGCCCGATCCCGCCAGTTCCACGTCAAAGGTGACCGTGCCCACCCGCTGGCCGACGATCTTGGGCCGGTTGCCGAAATACGGCAGCACCAGCTCGCGATCGATCAGGCCTGCGTCAAGGGGCTGACAGTCCAGGTTCTGCACCAACAGGGCATCGGTGCCGGCGACCGTCTCGAAGGTGCCGTAGCTCGCCTCCACTGCCGCCAGCAGAAGGCGCCTATGCGTCGATTTCGTCATTGCTCGGAGCGGGGGCAGGGGTGGGCATCACGCACTCAGCGGGCTTGTGGTCTTGGTCGATCCACTTGCCGGTGGCCTCGTCCAGCAGATAGCTGCCGCCATCGGTCGGCCGGGGGTCAGGCTCAGGTTTGGATCGCGCCATGCGGAGGGGTGAGGTTCCGTAGTTGCAGCCTATGGAGCGCCCACGCTGAGATCCGTCACGCTGGTGCGGTAGCGGATCCGGTACGACAGCACCTCCACCACAGCGGCGCCATCGGCGGCATCGAACCCCGGGTTGCGGCTTAGGGGCCAGATGTCCATCGCCAGCCCACCTAGGCTGCGATCGGCCATTAGGAGGCTGTGAACGGACTGCACGACGGGATCCGCCACCTGGTCAGGGATCAGGCCACGAGCGTAGACGGCGACCACC